AGTCTGGACATCTTAGAGATGCTCATTCTGCTATACTTGACATGATTAATCTTAAATCTCAACAACGAAAGTAAAATAATGGCACAACCAACAAACACGTTTGATACTTATGATTCCATTGGTGAAAGAGAAGATCTTTCTGATGTAATCTATAATATCTCACCAACAGACACGCCATTCCTAAGTTCAGCTGCAAAGACTAAATCTACTGCAGTTTTACACGAATGGCAAACAGATGCATTGGCAGCAGCATCAACATCAAATGCTGTCATCGAAGGTGATGAAGCTACTTTGGACGCTGTTACTGCAACAACTAGATTATCTAACTCTTGTCAAATTATGGACAAAACAGTTGTAATCTCAGGTACGCAGGAAGCAGTTGACAAAGCTGGTAGAGCATCTGAGATCGCTTACCAAATCGCTAAAAAAGCAAAAGAGCTTAAAAGAGATATGGAAGCACAATTAACAACTAACAATGCAGAAGTTACAGGTTCAGCTACTGCTGCTAGAGAAATGGGTTCTTTAGGAGCTTGGGTTGCAACTAATGATGTAATGGGAACTTCAGGTACTTCAGGTTCAGTAGGTAATACTGCTAGAACTGATGGAACTCAAAGAGCTTTCACAGAAACATTATTAAAATCTGTAATTAAATCAGTATGGGATGCTGGTGGAAATCCAACTATGATTATGGTTGGACCTTTCAATAAACAAAAATTGTCAGGTTTCACTGGTAACAGCACTAGATTTGATGCAGGTGCAGACGCTACACTATACACAGCTGTAGATGTCTACGCATCTGACTTCGGTCAATTGCAAGTTGTTCCAAATAGATTCTCTAGAGATAGAGACGCTTATGTTCTAGACATGGATTACTGGGGAGTAGCTTTCTTAAGAGACTTCACTATGCATGAATTGTCAAAAACTGGTGACTCTGAGAAAAGACAGCTTTTAGTAGAAGCAACTCTAGAATCAAGAAATGAAGCAGCGTCAGGCTTAGTAGCTGACTTAACTACTTCATAATAACTTATAACTGTTTAGGCGAGTAACCTTAAATCTGCTCGCCTAGCAGAATTCTAAACAATTGAAGATCTGAGATAGGTTAGGATCGGAACAATTAAGGAATATAATGAGAACATTAAACGACTATTTTTTAACAGCTAAAATCACTAACATTAGTGCAGCAGGATCAACTTTTGTACCTGTGCCTGATGGAGGTAAAGTAATTAAAATTATAACATCTATTGCAAATGCAATAACATCTGCAAACGCAGCTTTAACTTGGGAAATTGGTGGAACAGCTATGACTGGCTCTGCAATTACAATTACTCAGTCTGGATCTGCTGCTGGAGATGTAGATACATCAGAACCTACTGCAGCAAATGAAGTAGCAGAAGATGGAACTATCGAAATGATAAGTGATGGTGGATCTTCAACTGCTTGTGAATGTGTAGTAACATTCGTGATTAGAAGATAATTAAATTGGATTAATGTTCCTGGAACGTTCTGGGAACATATCCTAAACAAAAGGAAAACAAAACATGAACTATGGATTAAGACATGGAACAACTCAAACAATATCAGTAGCTTCTTCAAGTGCAGCAGTTAGTAATGCTTTTGCAGCTGGTACTGAATATGTAAGAGTAGTTTCTACAACAAACTGCCATATTACATTTGCTGGATCACCAACTGCTACAACTAGCTTACCTTATTTGCCAGCAGGAGAAGTAGAAATTATTAAAGTTTCTCCAGGCGAAAAAATAGCAGCTATTAGAAATAGTGCAGATGGTACTTTATTTTGTACTGAACTATCTGAGTAATGGCTAAGGTAAGAGCAACCGAATGGAATGCTGATGCTACCAAGACTAAGTATATACAAGAG